TCTGGATTTGCTTTTTCTGCCTCTGCGTTTATTGCGGCTTCTATTTGCCGCATTGTTGGAGAGTTAATAACTTTTTCAGCCATATTAACCACCCCCTAAAAGTTTTTGTGCAGCAGGAGATAAATTTAACCCTTGCGGAATTGGCATATCAACAGACCAAAAATCAATATTAGGCACTCCGGCTTTTTTCGCTCTTTTTACTAAATTTTGATGTTCATTGATAATTGATGCATCTTGTTTTTCCAACAATTTAAACAAAGCCTTATATTCCGGGACTGTTAAATTTGTTGGCGCAGATTTAGCCCTTTCAAGCAAAGCGCGTTCAGGTTCCGTGACGCTTCCTTGACCTTTGATTAACCCGGCAGCTTTCAAACTTAAATCAGCTAATCCTTGAATTTTTAAACTTGTGTTTGCAATAGTTTCTGCGTTGTTTGCACCATAAAATTTATTTGCCAACTGCCCTAAAAGAAGTTGTGCAGTTGCTCCGGGGCCAGAAAAAGCTGGCAAATCAATAACAGATTTTAAATCGTTAAGTGTTGTAATTCTTTCAACCGAATTTTTTGCCAAATCATACGAAGCATCCAGTTTTTTTGTAATGGCAGCAGCGCCGCCTGTTGCAAACTCTTTTCTTTCGGCTGATTCTGCTACGGTTGGGTTTTGCATTCCAGACTGACCCGGCACAATAGGCGCAGCCGGTTGCGCCGTTTGCGATCCCGTAGGCATTGGCCCCCGAATAGTTGCTTGTATTCCGTTTCTATTTGCCCATTCCGCAACAGATTGCGCCTCTGCTTCGGTTGGGGCTTGTCCTTCTGCCAATATTTTGAATTGCCGATTGGTTCCGGTTACGTTTCTTCCTCCAATTTCTTGTTTGGATATTTCGTTTGCTGCTTTTGCTTCCGCTTCTGCGCCTGCTATTTGTCCAGCACCACCAGCAAATCCTGGGGCAAGTTTTACGCCGCCCGTTTCATCTGGCTGGAAAATACCACCCGCAGTATTTATGTTACTTAACGCCGCATTCCATTGCGGGGAACCCTCTACAATGCCTGCTGCACGCAGATTGCGTATTGTGTCTGTGGGTTTATTAAATTCCGTAAATTCCTTGGCAAGCTGTTCAGTGTAAAGTTTTCCAGAGGGGTCAATTTCCATCCAAACCGCCATAGGCTGACCACCGGCAGGTTGACCAAATTTTGTTAATACAGAAGCAATGGGTTTTGGCGTTGTTGTTCCTGCCGCAGGTGGTGTTCCGGTCATTCCCGCGCTTGGAGTTTGCCCTCCTAAATTTCCCGCCCTTAAAAATCTTTCTGTTTGAGCGTTTTTTTGCATTTCAGCCATGCCCATAGGTTGCAACGCAGGGTGCTTGAAATACTCCATTGCTGCGGCTTGTCTATTGGGCGCGACAGCAGGAGAACCGGCAACCATAGGATTTATATTGCCTTCGTCATCAACGCTAGTAACTGGCGCTTTATCTGGCGTTGCGGGTTTTCCCATAGCCAATTCGTTAGCACGCCCTAATGTAGAAACAAGGTCAGCTTGATACTTCTCCCCTAATGCCTTACGTTCTTCGGCAATATTTCCTTGTGCCCGCCCTCCCATGTACATCTGCAAAGCCTTGGTAAGCCCTGATAGTGGAGAGATTGGAGCCTCAATACCTTGATAGCTAAATCTTTCTATAGGCTGGAAAGACTGCTGTTGCATGATCTCAGCCATCTTCTGCCGCCGAGCCAGTTCGTCAAGTTGCGTTTGGTACGGATTTGCAATGTTGAAATCAATATTAGCCATTATTGCAAAGCTCCATAATTGACCATTTTATAACCGCTTGGATGTTCGGTAACGGCTTCTGGCATTACTGTTTCTACTTCGTCAGCCATTACGCCGCGTTGACGTTTGCCAAAAATGTCGTATTCATAAACTCCAATGCCTAACGGGTGAGTGCCAACGCGCTCAATGTTCGACTTTAATCTGCGGTCAGAAAACATAGATGCTAATGCAGCACTTCCCGCCGCTGTTGATCCCATGTTGCCTAATGCGCCTGCACCAGCGCCAAGTAACCCATAAAGCCCCGAAGTCTGGGCATTTGCACCGGATTGTTGAATTCCGTAGTTTTGCATATTGGCGGCGTTTTGAGCCTGCGCCCCTGCAAAGATCGGAGCCGGTGCTACATTTGCACCTTGATAGCCTTGGAACTGCGGCATCTGTATTTGCGACCCGCCCATCAGTCCAGCGATTTCATTCAACGGCTGATTACGCAACGCTAACTGCTGTTGAAGGCTTTGCTGCTGTGCAGTATTGCCAAACTGTGCGCCCTGCATGTTTTGATTAAATTGCTGATTCTGCGCGGCAAGTGCGGCTTGCTGTTGTTGCAAAGCAGTGTTTTGGTTTTGCGACAACGCTTGATTGCTCAATTGTTGACCTGTTACTTGTTGACCAAAACCTTGTGATTGTGCAGCAAGTGCGGCTTGTTGTTGAGCCAGCGCAGTCTGTTGGTTTTGGCTGACAGCTTGATTTTGCAATCCTTGCACGCCCATGTTCTGATTGTAAAGCTGTTGTGATGCAGCGTTTTGTGCTTGTTGTGCCGCCAAACCTTGCCCAAAATTTTGACCAACAGCGGCATTTTGAGCAGCGTTTGCGGCTTGCCCTTGCCCAAAATTTTGAGCAACCCCCGCATTTTGCAATTGTTGTGCGGTTACGCCTTGACCGAAGTTTTGCCCTATTGCTTGGTTTTGCAAACCCGCCACACCAAATTGCTGTGCAAACCCCTGTTGTTGCGCTGCGTTTTGTGCTTGTTGTGCCGCTTGCGCTTGCCCAAAATTCTGCGCTATTGCTTGGTTGCCATATTGCCCCGCTTGCAACGCTTGCCCAAACCCTTGTGCGTTTGCCGCGGTATCCAAGCCGATACCTTGTAAAGCAGCCTGCGAAAGAAGGTCATTCTTTTGTTGGTTTTGGGAAATCATGGCATTTTCATACGCCTCACCACCGGGTACTAAACCTTGGTTAGCAAGCCTTTGCCGGGTAGCTGCGTCTGATCTTTCAAGTTGCGGAGCCAGTCGAGCCATAATTGCTTGCTGACCCGTCATTCCGGCATTTACCGGCATGGCAGCAACGTTTGAAGTATTTAAACCGCCAGCCAGCCCATACTGCCCAGTCTGCGGCCCTTGATTGATTGCACCCGCTTGGACATTTGCGCCTGCCATGCCATATTGCCCACCGGCTGGGCCACTCCCAGCAAGTCCATATTGACCAGCACTCGGCCCACCGCTAGACATTCCATATTGCCCCGCCTGCGGCCCCGCATTTACCCCTTGCGAGTTGACGTTAGCGCCAGCCGATCCATACAAACCAAGATTAGGAGCTTGTGCAATCTGTCCTGCATTCAGGCTTCCACCCGCCCGACCGTATTGGCTAAGATCAGGAGTTTGCGAAATTTGCCCCGCATTGCCAAGGTTTGTTTGTACACCCTGAAGATTGGGGTTAAACGCCGTTCCCAGCGCATTGCTTGCCGTGGCAATACCTTGTTCACCAAGACCTGCCAATGACCTCTGAACGCGTTGCTGTGCGTCTAAAGTGGCTTGTGCGTTTGGTGTTAAGGTTTGCGTTACCGTTGGTTGGTCAGCGTTGGCATTGTTGGTAAATTGTTCCCGCGTAGGCGCGGTTCCACCAGTGCCAGAATTTGCCCAATTCGTTAATGCAGTGTTATATCCTGCTTGGTCAACAGTTGACCCGCCTTCATCATTTGCTGTTGTAAATGCGCTAAGTTGGGGCGCAGCTCCCCGTTGCGGCTGGCCTGAATAATTAGCCATTGCCGTGTCATAACCCGCTTGGTCAAAGGTAGGTTGACCAAAGGTAACCGTTTGACTGCCCAAAGGCCCAATAATATTGGGATTGCTGATTTTCCCTTGAAGTCGGGCAGTGTCAACGTTAGCCGCGCCCTGTGCTTGAGCCGCACCCGCGTAATCAGGTGCTGCTGGCGGTGCTGGTGAGTCTTTGCCCATGCTTTTTCTCCAAAAACCGGCACGCATTGCGTGACAGTGTAAATAAAATTAAGTCACCTTCGGGCCTTGCGTCTTTAATTCGCCCTTCTTCCGCAAATCCCATTTTCTTTACCAGTCGAACGCTTTCTTCGTTGTCGCTTCCAACCGGAACAATGATCTTCTCTACTTGACAAATATTAAACGGATAATCAAATATTGCCGCTAAATACCGGGGCGTTAATCGCCCATCAATCGCAATATGGCACCAGATGCTTCTGTGATTCCAGTTTTCATAAATTACCCCTGCAACTAACTCGCCGTTCTTTTCCAGCCCTAAAGCATTCGATCTTTCTGCACAATATCCACCACGGATGCGCTTTGCGACCCATTGGCCTACATGCGCCCCGCTGGTTATATTCCAGCCCATCCGCTTTGGTAAACAACGTCAGTTGATGCCCACTCAATCTCTAAACCTGTGCTTGCGCTGGTCAACAAAACCGCGCCGCAGTACCCCAAACCTGTAATGCCTTGCCAGTTATTCGTAATTTGCAAATCATCGCCCCACAAGGCTACGTCCCAAAGACCCGCACCCCACAAACCCTGAGCGCTTGCAGAATAAGATAGAGGGGTTGCATTGTTCTGTATGTCAAAATCTACGTTGATACCAATCGCAACAGCCGGGTTTCCGTTTGTAAAAATACTCGGCCTTGCGCGGGTAAAGTATTTTTTAACGCCACGCGATCCCAAATAATTGAATGCCTGTAGCACCGTTCCTTGAATGTTGGAATTGTTGTCTGCGTAGGTGTCGTCCCAAGCCTTTCCAACAAACCCATTACTTCCGAAATACGGATCATCACCATAGTTTTCCCAGACGTTTGCTTCCCATCCGGTAAAATTGCACCAGCTTGTTGTAATCGTGTTCATTGCGTACTGCTGCTGCAAAGAACCATCAGCCACCGGAACGTTTATCCATACTGCGTTACGTTTGGCATTGTAAAAAACCTGCCACCCAACAGACGAATGATTGCCTCCAAAATCTGTTGTTGCTTTAGTAATTGCGCCTTGAATTTTGTTTGATAGGGCAACTCTTGGATCAAGCCTTGACGATTGCAAACTTTGAGCCATTGGCATCAAACCGTCATAAGTCAAAATAAGCAGATCACCGCCCCACTTCAACATTGCACGCTTGGAAATAGGGCTACCGAGCTTCCACACGCCTGCTAACGCCCAAGTAGCATCACTGGCAGGGTCAGTACCACGATAAACAATAACTTCGCCATTACTCGTTATAAAGACCAGATTGTCATCCACCCCATAACCAGCATCAATTGTCCATGTATCTAAATCGACCAAATGCCCACCAAAACGGGCAATTGCGCTTAAATCAAGGGATTGAGCAGCACCACCGACTGCGCTTGTGGGTAGATACCACGCCTTCAAAGTGTTCTTTTGAATAAACCAAAGGCGGTTTTTAAACAGTGTGACGTTATCTAAGGTGGTGGTTGTAACGCCCGTTATTGCTGGCGTTGAAGCGCCGTCGATAGCAGTCCACGTTGCCCCGTCATACAGTCTTGGTTTATCAACGCCATTCACGGCATACAGGTAATTCCCGCCCGTTGTGGCTACGTTTGTATATTCCCAGACAGCGTTTGTTAGGCCGCTTACAACAGCAGCACCAACGGCCCCGGTTGAGGTTACATCGTAAATTGACAGGGACGGAGTACCCACTACCGCAAATAGCTTATCAGTAGCACCACCAGAGTATGCAAACAAACTCTGTACCTGGCCCGTTATTCCGGTAGCCCATTTGGTATATCCCCCGCGCAATACGCAATTGCTAACAGTAGGGAAAAAGTTTGTAAGCGTTACAGCATCCAGCGGTTCCATGTTGGCAAGGGAATCACGCGCATTCCACCCGCCGACAGGCGCGGGTATCGACTGCACATTGGCAGCGTTTCTTTGAACCATGCGGCTAGGACGAACCATGTTAACTTCCGTACCCAGAATCAGGTATGTTGTCATACCCTATCAACACAGTTCCCGGCCGCGGCGCAAATGAAAGGTTGGCGCTAGACATGTCCAAAGCTAAAGCGGCTTCGTATTCTTCTAAATAATTACGATACATTGCCGTAGTGTCAAACCCTTTAGCTTCAAAATACTTGAGCTTAGTATTAAGAACTATCAACCGCGAAGGGTAAACAGTTGTATCTGTGTCCAACGTAAAAGCAAGTTTTACTGTACCGTCAGCAGCATTAGCCCAGCCATTGCTACGGTATTCAAATCCCAAATATTCAGCAGTCGAAAATCCCGGCCAGATTTGAAAGTAATCGCCAAACAAACGCCACCTAACACGCGGCCCCGTTGAGATATAACCGGACAGCAACCACTCCCATTGTTGAGCATCTTCAGGCCCAAGCATTTCCCAATGTTTGGATTTATCCCACATAGTGCGAGGAATAAGCGCCTCGTAATCTGTAGGCAAGTTGTACCGCATTTTCTGAAAATAGATAGTTGCATTAGTGCCACCGGCTGCGCTGAAATCAGCATTCATTGTTACTTGTGTTGCCGAATCCACACTAGCAATAAAACAGTTTTGATTGATGCCGGTTCCAATAGCCTGATACGTTGTATCTAATCCGGTAGTGCTTGGTATTCCGGTAATAACCCGACTGGAAGTTGTCCAGTTTCCAGTCGTGGTTAAAAATTCAGTATAAAACTGTTTTTGCTTCGTCATTGCCTGCCACGGATGCTTACGCAGCAACTCATACCCGGACGCATTCATCAAAGCAAGAATCTGGATTACGTCCTGATTCGTGTTTGTTGCAACGTAGGTCGGCGTTGAAACGCCCAGTTCGTTCGTTACTTGCTGGACAAGCTGAAGCATCGTGTAAGACATTTACGCCTCTTTTTGTGGGCGGCCCGGCTTACGTTTTTCCATAAGCATTGCCATTTGCTCTTTGAGTTCTTCCAGTTCGCGCCGCGTCTTGTCTAGTTCTGTGGTGTTTTTATCTTGATTCTTGCTGTTCAGAAACAGCCTTGCACGCTCCCGCATACCAGCAGCACCCATCCCTAGTTTCTGAATTTGCGAATCTGAGGCTGTAGCTACTTGCTCTACGGTCTGAAACTTAAAAATCTGTAGTTCTGCCATTTGCCGATCATTAAAATCTTCCGGTTCTGCCGCGTTCCATTCTTGCAACGGCGTACCAATCATTGCGCCATTGCTGTTTTGCATCTGGTAATACAACCATTGACGCGGGAAACGCTCTTTGTGATCTTCACGAACAGGCTGATCTATTTCCGTAGTTTTATCGCCGGGAATACAAATACGAACAAACGGCACGCCTTTGTAAGGCGCTCTATCATTCTCATAAAATTCAACATGCAAGTGAGAATCTGAGTTGTTTATATCGCTATCGAGTGCCATTTGTTATCTCCTGTGGGGATTAAGTTTTTGTTCCGTTTATGCTGTACCACATCGAATTAGTGACCGCAAAAAATATGCTTGTGTAATCTTTTGCAATAATTGACGATGCAGCTTGATTCACCGTTGTAGCGGCTTCGTATGGATAAACTTTGATTGTTTGCGCTCCGGAATTGGCAACGTAAATCGTCGCTCCCATTTGTGTGGGAGGCAACAAAACACCAGTTCCTGCTGTTGTTGTGTCAATTGAATTATAAACACGATTCAATTGCAAAGCGTCTGCCCTTGTTGATCCCGTCGCGGTCAGTCCATCAACGCCATCGCCACAAATGGCAACGGTCATCAATTGAGATGCGCCAGCACCTAGAACCCGCGATGGGATTGTCATATTACGCAGTCAATACAGATGCCCAAGTCGTTGCGCTAGTGGCAAACAGAATTACCGTTTTAGCCGTAGCCACTGACAAAGTACCAGCAGCAGCGTTGATCGTTGACCCCGCTTTCGGATAAACGGTAATCGTCTGGCCCGAATCGTTGCGGATGCCAATCATTGCGCCTGCTTCAGTTGGCGGCAAAATAACGCCGGTTGATGCCGAACTGGTCGTAATTGCGTTAAATACAGCAGACAGTTGCAAAGCGTCTGCAATCG